CGGCTGGGGCTGCCCTACGTCGCGGCCGAGGACAAGTTGTCGGTCGGCGTCGTGAAGGAATGTTGCGGGTCGGATTTGATGTTGACCCGTCACCCCGGCCCGTGCGCGATGGGCGTGGATGTCGGCAAAATCAAGCACGTGGTCATCGGGACGCGGACGGGGCGCGAACGATACGACATTCTCAAGGTGGCGACGCTCTCGAAGTGGGAAGACATTCACGACCTAGCCCAGCGGTTCGGCGTCAAAAGCGCTGTCATCGACCTTCGGCCTTACGAGGACGCGGCCCGTAGTTTCCAGGATGCCGAACCCTACCGCATTTATCTGTGCGAGTATGGCGAGAACCGGGCGTTTGGCGCGGACTACAACCAGGAGACTGGGATTGTCCGGGTCAACCGGACGGAGATTTGCGACACGACGCACCGGATTGTTTCGGAGAAGCGCGTGGAGTTGCCGCGGACCTGCCCGGAGATAGATGAGTTCGCCCGGCAACTGTGCAACGCCGCAAAGGTGCTGGAGACGAACAAGCGGTCGGGAACGGCGATTTACCGATACCGGACGATTGGTAGCGGCGGCGACCATTACCGGCACGCCTTCAACTATTTCGTGCTGGCCGCCAGCGGGTCGAAGATTGCCCGCGTCGGTGCGACCAGGAACCGGCAGACGAAGGCCCGGAACGACTTTGCTCTTGCGTAGAGGAGGTGCGACGTGGCCGGACTATTCTCGAAACCGAAAAGCGTGAAGCCGCCGCCGGTTCCGCCACCGCCGGTAATACCGGAGGCCGGGCCTGAGACGGAGGACTGGGCGGCCAGGGCAGCCCGGCGACGGGCGGGGTTCCGCAAGACCATTATCACGGGCGCCTTGGAGCCGATGCCGACGGGCGGAAAAACACTGTTAGGCGGATAGCATGTTCGATACTGCTGAAGAAATCATCGGCCTTCGTGACCGGGAACGAACCGACCAGGCGACTTTCCGCTCGATGTGGCAGGAGACGGCGGACCTGGTTTTCCCGCGCGAGAACCAGATTACCTCGACCTCCGAGCCGGGGACAAGCCGGACGGCGGAGATTTACGACACCACGGCCAGGTTCGACTCTAAGGACATGGCATCCGATATGTCGTCTGCGATTATCGCGGCTGGACGAGAGTTTTTCGGTTTGGGCGTGCAGGACCAGGACTTGATGAACGTCGAGACCGTTTCTCGCTATTTGTCCTTTGCGACGGAAGTGTTGCACGAAGACATGCTTGGCTCCAACTTCATGCTTCAGTTCAACGAATCGCTGCGGTCGCTTCACGTTTTCGGGACGTGCAATCTCTTTACGGAGTGGGGGTTTGTCAGGCCCAAAGAAGAGGAGCGCCAAGAAGGCGGGTTGAACTATAAAGACTTCGACATCGCCATGTATCAGATTTTGGAGAACGCCGAAGGCCGGGTTGACAACATGATATTGTCGTTCATTTTGACGGCCCGGCAATCTGCGCAGAAGTTTGGCGTGGACAACCTTGGCGACCTACTCAGGAAGGCGTTGGAAAAACCCGAAACGCAGAACGAGCCGTTTGAGTTCATCCATTACGTCGGGCCGCGAGAGGACGGGAACCCGCGCTTTGCGGATAGCCGCAATATGCCTTTCAGGTCGGTGTTTGTCGATGTCAAAGACAAGTTGATTGTGGAGGAAGGGGGGTTCAGGGAGTTCCCCTTTGCCGTGGCACGCTGGTCGAAAAGTTCGAGCGAGAAATACGGTCGCGGCATAGGAACGGAAATTCTTCCCGTGGTCAGAACCATCCAGCAGGTATGGAGGGATTTTGTCGAGTGCGGCAACCGGCACAACAATCCGCCCAGAGAGGTACTGGATACATTTGAGGGCATCGTGGACATGACGCCGGGCGCAACCAACTTCGTCCAGGAAATGGGCAGCATCAAAGCCGTAGAGGGTGGGTTGCTCGGCAACTTCCCAATCAACGAGAAGGTGATGGAGTTTTTGCAGGGGATTATCCACAAGGCGTTTTTCCGAGACATTTTCGCCCAGTTGATGAATTTGACGGGCGATCGGCGCACCACCGTCGAAATCCGCGAGAGGATAAAAGAGGGGCTGCGCAGGCTTGCGTCACCGATGGCTCGGATGCAGGCCGAACTTCTCGACCCGACGATTACGCGGTCGTTGCTTCTGGAGATTCGGAACGGAAAGTTGCCACCTCCACCGCCCGAACTGGCAGGTCAGGAGTTGACCATCGAATACAAGGGCGAACTGGCCCTTGCGCTCAGGGACCAGCAAGCCAAGGGGTTCCTGCAATTCGCCTCCGTCCTCTCCGAGGTGGCCGCCTTCTATCCTGGGGCCATTGACATACTGGAATTTGATGACGGCTTGCGCGACGTAGCCAGGTCGCAGGGGGTCAAGACAAGGCACATCGCCACTGACGAATCCGTTGCCGCGAAGCGCGAGGCTCGGCAGCAACAGATGGCAGCCCAGCAAGCGTTGGAGTTGGGCGCGGCGGCGGCTCAGGCAGCGGGGCAGACGAGCAAGGCGCCGGAGGAGGGTAGCCCCGCCGCCGAGGTTATGGCGGCGCTGAAGGAATAGCACCGTGCCCAAGAAGATGAAAAGGGCGCTGAAGGCGAGAGCCAAAAAGAGGTTCGGCTCGACGACTAGCAAGAGGGCCAGAAGGTATATCTATGGGGCGATGCGCAAAAGGGGTTGGAAGCCGAAGCGGAGGAAAAGAAAAAGATGACGCCGGACGAGCAGAAGAAAATCGCGGCGGATTACCGGACCGCCTTTCACGGCCCGCAAGGTGAACGGGTCTTGAAACACCTGGCAAACCACTGTTTCGAGGACCGCAAGACATACGTGGAGGGCAGTCCCGATAAAACCGCCTTCAACGAAGGCAGGCGTTCGGTATTGCTGGGAATACGGAACATGCTGAAAGTGAACCCTAACGAAGGAGGAGCCTAAAGATGGCTGAACCAGGAGAAGGCGAAGGAGGCGGAGAAGGCGCAGGCATTGGGGTCGTGGATGCGGAAGGAAACTTTCAGGAAGGATGGCGGGACAGTCTCGATGAGGGTATCAGGGGCGAAGCGTGCCTCGACAGGATCAAAACCCTCGGAGACATGGCGAAGTCTTATGTATCCGCCCAGAAGACGTTCGGGGCGAACAGGGTGGTCGTGCCGGGCGAAAAGGCCACGGACGAGGAATGGGATGCGTTCTACACGGCGGGGGGCAGGCCCGGTGCGCCAGAGGGATACAACCTGCAACGGCCGGAGGATTTGCCGGAAGAACTTTTCGACGAAGCGATTGTGACCGAGGCCAAGACGCTTTTTCACAAAATCGGCCTGAATCAGAAACAGGCCGACGCGCTTCTGGCGTTCGACGCGACGCGGGCACTGGCGGGAAGAAAGGCCGGTGAGGATGCCGAAACGATGCGCGTGAAGGAAACGGGCGACGCGCTTCGCAAGGATTGGGGTGTCAACTACGACCGGAACGTGCACTTGGGCAACGTGGCAATCGAAATGGGGGTGGATGGTAACGCGGAACTGAAGGCCCGCGTCGTGGGGCGATTCGGCAACGACCCGGACTTTATCCGGTTCGCGTCTGCCATAGGCGCGCAGTTCGACGAGCACAAGATTGTCCACCAGTCCCAGTCTGCAAGGGAAACGGCCGGGCAGTTGGATACGAAGATTCAGGAAGCGATGGCATCGGAAGCGTACAACGACCGCAAGCACCCGCAGCACAAGTCGCAGGTGGCGCTTGTGACGGAACTGCATAAGAAAAAAGCAGCAGCATCAGGGGGACAATCGTAAGACCCCCCGCAACCGGATAGAAGTGGGATAACCCGAACGTAACCCGTTCGGTTCCCAAAGATGGCGGTAGCCCGCCCGCCCACTCAGCGCATGAGAGGGAAGCCCCCTAACCGGACAACCTTTCCGAAGCGGATAAGTTGAATCGCGCAACACGGAAAGGAGCCGGTGATGGCTATTACACTGAGTGGGGGCATCCCCACGTGGTTTGTTGATCAAGTCAAAGGCACGCTTTACCACGTCTGTCAGCAGAGGGACTCCCGGTTTGCCAAGGCTGTGCGGGTCGAACCCGTCCTAAGCGCTGCGGCCAAAGGGTTCGACATGATGGGCGACTTGTCGCTCGTCGAGAAAACGGGCCGCAACGTGGACACCCCCACGGTTGACCCGACGACCCAAAGGCGTTGGGTTCAGACCACGCCGTATCACAACGCGGTCCTGTGGGACAAAGACGACGACCTCCAGACGCTCCTCGACCCGATGTCGGACTTTGCCACCGCGCTTCGGCGGGCCGTCAATCGGAAGAAGGACGACATCATCCTTGCATCCTTTGATGCAACGGTCACGTCTGGCAGGCGTCTCGGAAGCACGATCACCTGGGCGGCCCAGAGCGGCAACACCAAGTACACGGAGTCGTCCGGTGGGCGAACCATTCCCTTCGATTGCTCCGAAGGCAATTGCGATGCGTCCCAGGTGGGCATGACGGCGGAAAAGGTCCAGTTGATAAGAGAGTATTTCACCAAAAACGAGGTGGACGAGGGCACTCCGCTGTGGTGCGCCATCTCACCGCGTCAGAAGACCAGCCTGCTCGGTCAGCAAGAATACAGCAGCGGCGACTACAACACGACCAAGCCGTTGGCGACAGGCGAGATCATCTGGAATTGGCACGGACTCAACTGGATCGTGAGCAACAAAATCGTCAAGGGCACCACCAACGACGTGGACGGCAGCGACGACGTGTATGAGTGCTGGGCCTGGGCGGGCGATGGAATCATTCTCGGTGTGCAGGACGACATCACGGTTGAGATGTCCATACGCGATGACCTGTCTTACTCACAACAGATTTACGTCCATATGAATCTGGGCGCCATGAGGCACGACGAGGACAAGGTTCTCAAGGTTGAGTGTCAGTAGGAACGGGCGAAAGTGCCTGACGCCTCCGAAATCGGGCACGAATCTAGCGGGGTAATCCCGCAGAAAGGATGTGGAAGATGGCTATTCTACAGAAGCCAGCGTTTCAGGCAGGTATTCTGAATGGGGAAATTACGGAACCCTATCAGAGCATCTACGAGGACAGCACGACCCAGAACTGGATGCTCGGCACGAAGTTGGAGTTTCCAACGCAGGGTCGCGTGTTTCGTTACGCCAAGGCGGGCGGGTCCCCCCTGGTGCAGGCGCGTATGAACCAGAGTGGCGTTACCGCCACCACCTACTACACCGCGATTGTGCAGGACGGATACCCGCGGACTGTGGGCGACAAAGACATCACGGTGCTGGTCACTACCGGCGCGATTGCAGGGACGGCGACCGGCTATGCCGAGAACGCCTTCTCCGGCGGGTGGTTGAACTGCAACAAGGTGTCTCCGGCCGTTCTGGGGGACATCTACTACATCCTGGCGTCGAAGATGGTTGACGAGACGCACATCGACCTGAAGTTGGCGACGCCCTGGCGGAACACGATGTTGGCAACGGGTGAAGTCACTTTGACGTGCAGCAAGTTTTACGGCAGCCTCGTATTCGCCGCCTACGATGCTACGGCTCCGGCGAACGGCGTTGCGCTGTGTCCGGTAGCCGCCAACGAGTTCTACTGGTCGCAGACCAAGGGACCTGCCCCGCTGCTGGTGGATGGGTCGGAAACCTATGACATCGGGTGCATGATCTCTTGCCCGGTGACGTTGGGGACTGCCGGTGATGCCGGTCATCACGAACTCACAACTGCCGAAGTCTTGCGGCAGCCGTGGGGTGTCTGCATGGAGATTGCAACGGACGGTGAGCCGGGCCTCGTGGACCTGATCCTTGAGTAGTTGGGCCAAGAAAACGGAGGGCAAGGGGGACCGCAAGGTTCCCCCGGCCCCTCCCAAACGGGAAGGAGTTGGAGATGAGTTGGAAAAAGACGAAAGCACTGATTGGACTGTTGCTGGTCCTGGCCTTCGTCGGCCGGGTTGAGGCCGTGCCGATTGCTCAGGCCGAGGAACGGCTTGGCAACTACACCGGCCCCTCCAGCGGCACCGCGCAGGACGACAACGTGAAAGCGTCCCTCGACTTGCTGCACAGCAAGGTCGGCGGGAGCGTGGACAACATCGGCACTGGCAACGTGTTCTATGTGGACTCGAACGTGGCGAGTGAGGGTGCAGGGACCAGTTGGATTGGCGCCAAAGACACCCTCGACGAAGCCGTTGATTTATGTACCGACAACAACGGCGACGTGATTTACGTGGCTCAAGGCCACAACGAGAACTGGAACTCGACCGACTCGGCGAACCTCGACGTTATCGGGATTACCGTCATCGGTTTGGGAACCGGCACCAACCGTCCGCGCTTCGATTACGATACCGCGGACGCCGAACTGGTCATCGGTGCGGCGAACGTCAAGATTTACAACCTGACGTTTCAGCCCGGTTTGACCGCGGTGGTTCACGCCATCGAGGTTGAGGCGGACGCCGACGGTTCCATCATCGACAGTTGTGAGTTTCTAAGCGGCGAGTCCGAAACCGACGACGAGTTCATCGACGCCATTCAACTCGCCACGGCTGCCGACGACATGATTATCAGCAACAACGTCGCTACCGAAGTGACGGCGGGCGCCAATACGTGGCTCGATGCGTCCACGGGCATTGTGGACAACCTGGTTGTCATCGGCAACCGCGTTTGGGGCATTTATGCCGAGGGCGGGCTTTACAGCAACAAAGCCTGCACCCAATGCTACATTGCCGACAACGAAGTGACCAACCTCAGCACCGGCATTGCGGCGATTACGTTCTCCGGCAATGCCACCGGCACGCTCGTCAACAACTACGCTTCCTCGGACACGCCCGGGACCATCATTGACCCGGGCTATATGCAGCAAACCGGGAACGTGGAGACCGACGAAGGTGCCAACGAGGACGCCGACCAGGCCCCTGCTTGGTTTGGGGCGGCTGCCGGTACGGGCGCTTATCCCATCAACGTCGAGGACGATTCGCTCATTGCGAAGATTCTCACGATGGACAATACGGGCGTGGCGACGATTGCCGATTTCAGCAATGCCACCATGTCGCTGGAAGCGCTCAACGTTGACCTGGATGCGATTCTGGCGGACACGGGAACTGACGGTGTTGTGCTTGCCGCCGATGCGATTACCGCCGCCAAAATAGCGGCTGATGCTATCACGAACGCGGAAATCGCCAACGATGCTATTGGTGCTACGGAAATCGCGGATGCGGCGATTGACGCTGCCACCTTTGCGGCTGGTGCCATTGCCGCAGCAGGCATCGCCGACAACGCCCTGGATGCAGCCACGTTTGCGGTAGCCATCAAGCCGCCGCAGGTAGTGCTCAAAGCCAATGCCGACCTGACCGGCTACGACGATGCTGTCTGGTTTACCGTCACCGGCGACGTGCTGGTTCGGATTGTCGGTGTGGTAGGCAGTACGGGGATTACGTCCTCGTCCGGCACGACCGCCTTCACGCTCGGAACAACTGAGGATCCCGATGCGATTATCGCGTCTACGGTGGTTGACAATGGGGATTTCGCCGCGACGGACGTATGGGTGGACAACAACCCGGAGGACGATGCTCAGGTAATGACCGCCACCGAATGGATTGTTCTCGGTGGCGGCGCCGACATCACCCTATTCAGGGATGTTGACGACATAGCCGCTGGAACCCTGACGTTGTATTGCTACTGGGTTCCGCTCAGCACAGATGGCGCGGTGGTGGCGGGACCGTAAGGCTTGAGTTGCAGATGTGTCTGGAAAGGGCGGGGGTTCCCTTCTCCGCTCTCGCCCTTTCCACATTTTTGGGGTGAGCGATGGCATACAGCGAAACCCTTATCGTCAACCTCGCCCTGGCGCGGATAGGGGCGAAGCGCATCAGCGACCTGGCGGCCGGCACATCCCT